AGCTCCGTCACCCGTTCAGCCGATGTCTGTCAGATCACCGGGACATCGTTTAACTGGATGTGGAATCAAGGGGAGGGGAGTGTTGTTGCGGAGTATGACACAAATATTCCAGCATCTGTCAGAAATTCAGAAAGAATTGTTGAAGTTAATGACGGTTCAGATAACGAAAGAATTACTTTATTTTTGAATGCAGCAAATCAGGGATATGTTGTCACGGATGGTGGAGTTACCCAATCGTCTCTACCGTCTTCGTCTGCTGTTTCCCAATTCGTAGCAACTAAAACTGGTGCAACATTTAAGCTAAATGACTTTGCGGTTTCATACGATGGAGCATCGGTATCTACTGACACAAGCGGAACTATGCCATCTCCAACAAAAATGGATATTGGGTATGTTGCACACATTTCAAATAGGGTAATTAACGGCCACATTGCCAAACTGATCTACTACCCCGCACGACTGACAAACGCCAAACTTCAACAGCTTTCTACTTGAGAGGTGGCATATGATTGATCTGCTTCTAAAATTCGATTCCCAAGAGCAAGCTGGACTAATCGGTGAGCAGCTTGGCTACACCACCCGTGATCCAGAGACGGGTGCGTGGAATACGACACAAGCCACTCTGACGCTGGCTATTTGCGTCATTGGGGTTCACTACTATCCAGACCCTGTGGAAGTAGATGCTGAAGGGAATCCAGTCTTAAAAGCGGATAACCAATACTGGGTGATGGTCAGGAGTCTGGTGGATATCGACATCCCGCCGGAAATTCAGCCGTTCATCGTGGAACCAAACCCGGAAGACCCGACAATTCCGAACCAGAGGTGGGCGTAATTATGGCAAGCAAAAAGATCAATGAACTAACTCTTAAATACCCGCTAGACGGCACGGAATTTATCGTTGCTGCCGATCAAATAACCGGAGTAGCTTACAAGGGCTACATTGGCGATGCAGTCCTTGTGGGAATTGGTGGCGGGCAGATTTACGCAACCGCTGGATCATTCGCATACCTGCCAACCAGCGTCACGCTTTCTGGAAATACCAACAATCTTGGAGTTGGCCAAAACGGATTGATTCGCATTCAGTCTACCGGGAATTATGATCTGACCGGGCTAGTTCCAATTGGCGGGGCAGCAGCAAATGCTTGGCGTGTTATTTACATCCTGAATAGGGGAACGAACACAATAACCCTGAAACATGAGGACGCACTTAGCACGGCAGAGAATAGGTTTTTCACGCACAACGGAAACAATGTTTCACTTCAAGCCAATCATTTTGTTATAGGAATGTATGACGAATTCTTGAGCCGATGGCGAGTCTGGAGCATAGTTTAATGGGCTGGTTCCGTGATCTGATCGGCCAATTCCAAGTTTGGGGAGCAACGCCACGCTCCCCAAAATGGAAATCCGTTCGGGATCAATTCGTCAAAAACAACCCGTTTTGTTCCGGCTGTGGTGTTCGGCATTCGTTGGAAGTTCATCACATTGAACCGTTTCACATTCGGCCAGATTTGGAATTGAACGAACAAAATTTGATCGTGTTTTGCCGTGACTGTCATTGGCACATCGGGCACTTGCGTGATTGGTCGTTATCCAATCGGTTTGCCCGTGATGATGCCAAAGTGTATTTTGAACGCTTCACAGGCGCACGGGTGAAATAACCGGGGCAGGGCGGGGTTGTTTTTGCTGTTTCCTGACACGCCTCATGCCTTTCCTGAAGATGAACAGCGACAAGGAAAGGTTGCCCCGGTTGTGAAAAGGTTCAAAAATCTTCGGTTGAAAATGGTAAATGAATCTCCCGGTCTTTCTTTAGATGAAAGTCCTTTTTCAACTAATCTTGTAACGGGACACAGCATTAATTTTCCAATAGCAAACACTTGCAGCCCGTCAAAACTTTGTGGTGAAACTTGCTACGCAGGATGCGGGCCTATTACTTGGTCAGCGAGTATTGCGAAACAATACAGGACATTTCAATCGTGCAAAGATGATCCAGAAGGATTTGCGTTGCGTGTTCTTACTTATTACAAAAAATTGAAACTCACTTTTATTACTTGGAACGGAAGCGGTGACCTTTTCCCAGAATCAGTTGAAACTATTAACTGGATTGGAAAAAACGCACCCGGTGTTACCCAATGGGTCAGAACAAGAAAACCGTTAATGGCTGGTGAAATATTGGAGGCTCCCAATGTGTTCGTTCATTTTTCTTTAGACAGAGAAAGCCTCGAAAGAAAAAATCAAATTGTTTGGAAAACTTCAAAACATCATTTTAGTTATCAATATTCGCCTGAAGAAAGTGGCCTTTATCCAGATGGAATAAAAATTGTTTTTGGGCACGATTACAAATTGCCTGAAAAAATTTCTGGCGATGAAATTTGCCCATTAAATTTGAACGAAAACATTGCTGGAATTTGCATTAAATGTCGGCGCTGTTTTTCTCATTGAAAGATAATCAATTTGATTGTCGGGGAATGAAAATGGAAAACGGTTCAGGTCTTGTTGTTTCCATTCGCTTTGGTCAGGGCTGCAATTTAGGTGGCCAACGAATCGAACTGAATGAACCGATTGCTGGCTTCAAGGTTTTGGAAAACGAATCGCTTCGTGAATGCTATTTGCCGGTAAGCAATTTTTGGGATGCTGTTTCTCACCCTGACGGCAAACACGAATGGTATGTTTATCGCCCGTCATTCACTTCTTCCAATTGCACACTTGCTTTGGTTCCAATCGAATGGATTCAAACATCACAACCGGGGGATTCATTTCCTCCCGGCGTGAGAATGGAATTTACGCTTAACAACAGGACAATTGGCTGGGATAGCCAAACATTTCAATGGCTGGGAAACGGTGTTGAAATTCAAATCAACGGAACCAACTACATAATGCTTGAAGGTGACAAGGAAGAAATTGACATAAACGGCACAAAAGTCATTATTATTTTGGAAAACCTGAAAGGTCGATCCGGGGCGCAATTCCGATTTTTGAAGCCATTTTCAATGCACTTGCAACGGGACATCTGACAAAGTCTGATATTATTTTTGCCGTTTGGGGTTTACATTCGCCAGCCAAAACTCTATATTGAAATTACCTAACGATTGGTTAGGCATTCAAAAGGAGTTTTGACCATGTCTCATGAAATTGATGAATCTGCTGGTTATGCTGCTGCCGTTTTTGCTCGTCAGCCTGCATGGCACGGGTTGGGCAAGGTTCTGCCCGATGTTATGACGGGCGACGAAGCAATTGATGCAGCCGGTCTGGATTGGCAAGTCGAATGCCGTCCGGTGTATCGCCCCAACAATTCGGGCGAAATCATCATGGTTGAAGACCGCCGGGTTGTGGTTCGCACGGATACCGATGCTGTCCTTGGCCATGTCGGTTCCCAATACACACCGCTTCAGCAGCGGGAGCAAGTTGATTTTCTCAACGGCTTGCTTGGTTGCGGGGCCAAAATCGAATCCGCTGGTTCGCTTCGTAATGGCAAACGGGTTTGGTTCCTTGCTGACCTGAAAGCCACTTACGAGGTCATTCCCGGCGATCCGGTCAAGCCATACCTGTTGACGATGAACAGCCATGACGCAACCACCAACTGGTTCGCTTGCCTGACAGGCATTCGGGTGGTTTGCGCCAATACGCTGGCTGTCGCTATGGAACAGGCTGGTCTTGGGCGTGATGGCAGAAAAGACAAACTGGTCGATTGTGTCAAACTTCGACACAACGGCAGGTTGTCTGAAAACATTGAACAAGCCAAGCTTGCGCTTCAAATCGCAAAAACGGCTGCTGAAAAGCAAGCGGAACAGGCCAAAGCATTGGTTCAAATCAAAATGCTGACCAGCGATCTGGCTCAGTTTTTCGCTGAACAGGTGCAGCAGCTGAAATTTACCAAGGAGCGGAGCGAATTGATTTTGCAGGATTTGGCCCTGAATTTGGATGCGCCAACCAACGCCCTGCCGGGAATGCGTGGAACCGCTTGGCAAGCGTTTAATGTGTGGTCTGAATGGTTAGACCATGCGCCTCGTCGCACGGGTGCGGATGTTCGCATGGAATCCATTTGGATGGGTGATGCGTCAAAACGCAAAACCAAAGCGTGGGAAACGCTGTTGCAGAACGCTGTTTAACCCGCTGATGATGATCCCCGGCGGGGGATCGAAACTGGGGCAACCCAGTCCGGGGCGCAAATGGTGTCTCATTTAAAGGAGGTTGTCGTGAATCCGTTTTTCAAGGTTCATCCCGTTGATCGAAAAGAAATCGTTGTAATCAACGGCAGGCCGATTGTTTTTGAAATCAAGCAAAACTACAGGGTCAGAATTCTTTTCAGCCCTGACAACGAATGGTTATTGCGTGTCGTGCCAAACAATGACGGAATTCTGATTCAATCCGAAGATTTGAAATTGTGGGAGCGTGTTCCACCTTGGAGAACCAGCTTGCTAAAAACGCAGGCTGATTTGCTGACTTTCATGGTGTCATGTGTTTGTACTTGGCTGTTTGAAGACCCGGGCTTGCCCGATGATCGCTTAGAATTCGCTAAAACCGATGCGATGCTATTGCGCCATTTGAGCCAATGGATGTACGAAGATTCCTACGGAGTTTGGCCTGACAACGGCGATTATCCCGAAGCTGAACAATACGCTTACATCGTTGCAACGGAGGTCAGCAAATGAACCTGTTTGTTCTTGATTCCGATTTACGGCTCAACGCCGAATATCATGTGGATACCCATGTGGTCAAAATGCCGTTAGAGGCAGCGCAATTGGCTTGCACAGCATTGATTCAGCACGGAGCAACGGCCCAATACAAGCCAACTCATGTCAATCATCCTTGTGCCAAATGGGCACGAGAAACCCGCAGCAATTTCATTTGGACTTGCGAATACGGTTTGGCGTTGTGCAAGGAATACAATTTCCGTTACGGCAAATTCCACAAATGCGCTGAGGTGCTGCGTGATTGCCTTTGGAAATACGAATCCATTCCGCTGGGTGAAATTACCCCGTTTGCCATTGCAATTCCTGAAGAACACCAGCTGAAATTTCCAACCGATGCAATCAATCAGTACCGCAATTATTACAATTGGGGCAAACGCAAATTGCACAAATGGACTAACCGCCAAACCCCGTTGTGGATTGATCCGGCATGAAATACGAACACATCCTCAACCCGGTGACAGATGGCGGGAAATTGATGCAATTACTGCGATCCTATCAACATGATTTGGCTTGCGGTAAAGCATCCACAGACCCCAAACAGGTCGCCGATTTGTTGCTTTGGTTTGATGACCAAAACGAAAAACTCAAAATCCCAAGCAAAAAGGCAGCCAAATGGATTGCTGCGCTTTGGTCGCAATATTGCCAAAAAAAATAAAATTTTTTTGAAATTGAGGTTTACATTTAATTCCAAATGTACGATATTAGACTTATCACCAATGAAGGTGATAACCACAAAGGAGAAAACGATGAACATTACTTCTGACGGCTGGGTTCGCATCGACATTATCAATTCTGTCGTGGTTGAAAGCTACCATGTTCCGTTTGGTTTCAATGACAACAAGGGTCGTGCAATCGGCTGCCAAATCACTATCAAGTATCATGAAAATGTTGAGCGTGGGCCAAGCGACTATGGTTTTGTTTGCAGGCCCGAACAATTAGGCCCTTGCCATTACGCCATTGTCCATGTGACTCGCAATGGCAAATGTTTCGGTGGATCAAACGCATCAAACGGTTTTATCAGAACTATTGAAGAAGCCAAAGCGTGGGTCGGGGCAGCAATCGAGCGATGCCACAGAGCTAACGCTAAGAAATTCGCCAAATAACCCGCTGATGATGGCCCGGGGCGCTGGGCCGAAAGTTCCGGTTTGAAACCGGAACTCCGGGACGCAATGAGGCATCCCACCGGAGGATTGAGATGGATACCAAATCTAAAATCATGAAATTGCTTTCCGATTTGCAGGGCAAATTCATGGATCAGATGGTTGCTGAACATGACAAAATGAACGATCCAGAAGCAACTATCCGCTTTTGGAAAGCCCGTGGCGCAGTCAACGCTTTGGCTGTTGCGATGGAACAAATTTCGGAGGTCAAATAATGTGGCACATCAACCGTGAGCAATATTCGATAGGCCCGTTTTTGTTCACATCAATGGGCGATCCGTCCACCCAAAGCCCGTTCAGCGATGTCGGGTGCGGGAAACTGTTGATCAATTGCCGATATGACAGCCAGCTAAGTGATGACTTTGTGGCTATTCGCCCGTCTGGCAATTCGGATTTCATTGCTGTTGTTCACAAGGACAACGGCAACATGAATCGCCCTTGGTTTGATCGGCACGGGAATCCGTGGGCGAAATTGTTCGCATCGGATTCACGCATTGGTTTGCTTGGGTTGTTGGCTGTCGAAGTGTCTCGTCATTGGTTAGAAGAAGCGACTGGGTATGAGCTTCAGCATATCGCTGATGAAACATACACCAAGATTCAGGGCTGGTTTTTAGGCAAACAGGAGGATTATTGAAATGAGCAATTTATTTGAATTGACCGCAGAATTGCAGCACATTCAGCAATTGATGCTGTCAGCTGACGGCGACGAATTGCCACAAGAATTGGTTGATTGGCTGGATGTCACGCAAGAAGGATTTGACCGCAAAGTTGAAGGGTATTGTTCTGTCATTGGTGAACTTGAAGCCGTGATGGAAGCAAGGCGCAAAGAAGCTGAACGACTTGATGCGTTGGCTGATTTGGCCCGCAACAAAGCGGATCGCATGAAAGTGGCATTGAAGGAGGCGATGTTGAAACTGGAAACGCCCAAGCTGGAAACGCTCAAGTACAAGGTTTGGGTTCAAGCTGCCGGTGGCAAACAGCCGATTCAGATTGAAGAAAGCGATGTGCCAGACGAATTCAAGAAAACTCAATTGGTTACAGACAAAGATGCCATTCGCTGCGCTTTGGAAGACGGCAAACAATTGCCGTTTGCTCAATTGCTGCCCCGTGGGATGACTTTGAGGATCAAATGATGCTGCGAAAGATTCGTGAAGCGACAGCATACGATTTGAAGCGGTTTGAATATCGTGCGAGGGAATTTGCCAAGCTGCATGGTTTGGAACCAATCGTGGGATCAAATACGCCGTATGCGGATGCTGTCGAATCATTTCTTGAACGGGATTTGTTTGATGAATCCGAAGTGCTGATTGCGCTTCGGAATCGTTGGAAAGTACAGGTGACCAAAGCACTTGGTTCTTGTGCGACCGGCATCAAAGAAGGTTTTGTTGTGGAGGAAATCCAATGCGACGAACAGGTGGATTGAGAATTAGCCGGGTTCCGATGGAATCTATTTTGATTCGATACCCTGACGGGTTTGAAATTGAAACAACCGTAGGTCGGTTTGTCAAAGATTCGATGAACCTTTTTTTTGAAAGGAGGTGGCCAAACGGCGACAGCTTGATGGATCGTGTCGAATTGAAATGCGGTGAATTTGTCGAATTGCCCGGTGAAACGGATGAGGATGAAACCATCCTTGGCCCGGAATATATCGAGCATGGCAAGTGCATTTTTCGCATCATTGCACCAAAGTCGGTGTTGATTTTGAGGACGGAATTGATTCGTCCAGAGTTGAAAAAAAGGAGCAAGACGAAGTGCCAAAAGAACGCATAACAACACGGGAGATCGCTGAAATGCTGGGAGTGTCCCGGCAAGCGATTTACAAGATGGTGATTTATCGCCGGATTCCAGAACCGGTGAGGAACAGAGGAAGGTCGGGAAATTATTGGCCAAAGACAAAAAATTTGGTTTACATTTTGAAGGCGTTGAAGTATAACAAGACTGCTGGGAATGTTTCCCAGACACGAAGTAGGAGGTCAGGTAAATGAGCAGTTTACAGGTGTCTGAAAGCACGAATGAGTTGGCTGCACGGGCCAACATGGCGCTGATTCAAGGCGATTTGTCCAAGTTGACTGAACAAGAACGCTTGGCTTATTACCACCAAGTTTGCCATTCGGTCGGGCTGAATCCCAACACGAAGCCGTTGGGGTACCTTTCATTTCAAGGCAAACTGACGCTGTACGCCACACGCAATTGCACGGATCAGCTTCGTGCGATTCATGGCGTGAGTTTGGTCAGCCATGAAATCAAGGAACAAAACGGGGTGCTTTTTGCTACGGTCACCATGCGTGATCGTAACGGGCGCACCGACACCGACATGGGTGCTATTCCGGTCAAGAACCTTCAAGGCGATGCGCTGGCAAACGCATGGATGAAGGTGCTGACCAAAGCGAAGCGCCGTTGTACCTTGTCATTGTGCGGGTTGTCCACCTTGGATGAAACCGAAACCGACACCATGCCCGGTGCGACGATTGTTGAACCGGCTGCTGTTCAGGTTTTGGAAGAAAAGAAGGTCGATCCGAAAGCCGAAAAGCTGGTTGAAAATGCCAAAGCCCGTGACAAGGCGCTGGCTGAATTCACCGCTTTGTTCAACCAAGCGCAAGGCAAAGGCAATTTGCCGGACGATTGGAAAACATTCGTTCGCAACCAATACGGCGTGACAACGCTCAAGGATGCCAGCATCGTGCAATTGGGGCATTTGATTGACTGGGTTTCCGGTTATGCCCATGATGATCAATCTGAGGCTGAATCCCAAGATTGATTAAACTTTGGGGCGGTTCATGGCCGATATTTGTTTTGTGCTAATTGTCATTGCGGTTTTCATTCCGATCACCAAATGGCTGGCACTAGACGAGGACTCGAAACATGAACCGCCTTTTTCTCCTCCTTCTGTTTAGCCTTGTTGTTCTTTCCGGTTGCAAGGCTTGCCAAACCGAATTGACGGTTGGTTACACACAACGGGATTGTTCAGTTCAATATTCAATACGGGGAATCCAATGAGTGATGTTCAAGATTTTCTGAATGAAATGGGTGTTCACAATTACGATCGCAACGATGCTGTTCCAATCAAAGCCGAAGAATTGCAAGACGGCGAATACATCGTGAAAATCAAATCGGCCCGTCCAAGGCGTGTTGATTCGCTGAATTGCTGGTGCTTTGATTGGGTGTACCAGATCGAAGCTGGGCCGAATGGCAAGAACGATCCCAGCGTTGGCCAAAATGTTTCTTACGGCAACCTGTTGGGAACCGATGCAGCCAAAAATCGACTTGGTGTCGAATTGGAGCGCATCGGGTTTACCGGCAAGGATTTCACGGCCATTCTGAACAATGCGATTGCGAGTTTGCCTAACCGCCATGCTCGAATCAAAAAAATGACCAATTCCGCTCGTAACGGCAAGGTTTATCACAACATTTACATTCAGGAATTGGTTGATCCCAAGATTGTCAACGAAGCGATTGAGGGTGAAATTTCCGACAACAATGACGGGATGCCATTCTGATGAACCACTTGTGTGGAACTCGCATGAACCGCTCCCGCATTCATGCGACACAAGTACAGCCGGGAGATGGAGAACGGTGGCCTTTTAGCTTGGGATAAGATTGCAATTTAGAATGCTCTGTTGTTCACCGGCTGGCGCTCAATTTAGGTTCGATTCCTGAACGGTGAAATGGCTAAAACATTGAGGGAGTTATGAGCGACAAAGATCAAACTCATTTGCTGGATGAACTGCAAATTGCCCGTGCCGAAATTGATCGGTTGCGTAACGCAATCGCAAAACATCGGCAATTCATGACTGAAGACAAATCATCTGAAAGCGCATTTTATGATTTAGAGTTGTGGTCAATCATCGGCCCGCTGCCGGGCGAAGGGGGGGAGTGATGAGTGAAAAAAAGATAACCAATAGAACGCTTCAAAGAAAATTGAGGGAATTAAAAAAAACCGAACGCATTATTTGCAGTCATCGCAATTGCCGTTTTAAGGCTATGCCCGGTTTTCCAAATTGCATCAATCATCATTCAAGGAAGAAAATTTGTGATTCGTCTGCCAATCGTTCAGGAAGAATTGGAAATAGCCAGAAAAGAATCCAACAAAATGGGAATTCTGAAGGGTAGCATTCTCAAGGGTGAAGGCAACGAAGCTGGATTCCTTGGTGAATTAGCTGTTCATCGCTATTTTGGTTATCTGGATTCAAAGCGCAATAACACCTACAACCATGATTTGATTTTGGGTGGTTTCCGCTTTGATGTAAAAACAAGGCGTAGAACGGTTCTACCCAATCCTGACTATTGCGGTACTGTTCCCGATTATCAAAAAGAACAACAATGTCAGGGATACATTTTCACTTCGGTTCAATACGAAGAAAAAAATCCAATCAGCGTCACGCTGTGCGGATGGGTCGGGAAACCCAGTTTTTTTCGGGACGCTACTTTTTTCAAAAAAGGGGATGTTAATCCTGAAAATGGTTGGGTATGTTCTTTGGATTGTTGGTGTTTACGGTATAGGTCAATGAAGGATATTCAGTCTTTGGAGTGCGGTTTGTTGTTCAAATAATGAATCGGGGCTGAGTGTTCGGCTAAAACACCCAGCCCCAAAACTGACCTGAGTTGGAGGCCAGCGATGCAAGAATTGTATCCGCTTGATTCCTCCATTTCTACGGAGGGATCAATGATTCACACGGCTGTTACCAAAAGCAAATTCAAGAAATTAAAGCGCAGATTGGGAGTGCCCCATTATGCGGTTGTTGGCGTTTTGGAAACCATTTGGCATATCGGATCAGCCAGTTGCCAAGACGGCGCAATAGGCCGAATGAGCAATGAAGATATAGCTGCTGAAATCGAATGGGCCGGAAATCCTGACGAATTGATTCAGAGTTTGGTCGATTGTGGTTGGCTGGATTCATGCCCCGTGAATCGTTTGGTTATTCACGATTGGGCAGAACATTGCCCACGCTTTGTCAAAGGCGCAATGGCAAAACACAATAAAAAGTTTGCAATTCAGCCCCCTGCTGTAGCATCGTGCTTTGAGCAGCCTGCTATAGCACCCTGCCATAGCACCGTGCCTCCTAACCTAACCAAACCTAACCTAACCAAACCAAACCAAATTAAGACAGTTGTGTCGTGTTCCCCTGACGGGGACACGCCACCGATTTTGACCTACCCCTGCAACGGGAATCCATCAAAGTGGTTTCTGACGCAATCACAGGTGGACGAATGGATAGCGCTTTATGCCGGGGTGGATGTTTTGGCCGAATGTCGAAAAGCGCTGGGGTGGTTGAACGCACGAACCATGAAAAAAACTTCCCGTGGAATGCCCCGGTTTTTGACCAGCTGGCTTTCCCGGGCATCCGATCGACCCCGTAGCGGTTTTCAGCCACCGCAAAATTCGCTTGGCATTTTGGCCGAAAAAAGGGGCATCATCGGCCGAGTTGGCCAGATACCCGAAGACGATCCGATTTTGGCATCCATGCGCCGATCAATCCGACCGAACCCCGCCACCTTCGATTCTTTGCCGTCAAATTTGACGAATAGCGGTAGATCAGTCCTTGGGTTGGGGAATCAGTCAAGTTTAGAAGATCGTTCGTCTAATGCGAAAATAGACGGCAATAACGAGGAGGTGTCAAAATGAGTAATTTGCAGCACATGGTCCCGTTGTGGCAAGAAGTCCATGCCCGGTTGTTTTCAACGCCATCGGAACGGTGGTGGGAAACCTATGCGATTTGGACTCGCCTTTTTTCCGCTGAAGGTTGGAATGACGAGCAGCTTGCTGACGCTGTTTACAGGGTTGCAAGGCGGGCTGTTTTGCCACAGTTTGCTCCGCAGCATCTTCAGGCGATTCATGAGGAATTGCTGGCTTCAGCCCGTGAATCACGGGAATTGAGGCGCAAGCATTTCGAGGCGCATTCCTGTTCGACTTGTGGATCGACCGGATGGGTTGTTGATTTGCCTCATTTGGATCATGTGCGTGAAAGCGTTTGGCACACCGACATGGGAGTTTATTACACCCAAGCTGTTTGTTGTTCGTGCGAAAAAGGTCAGGCAACCAAAACAGCAATTGCTGCGAGGTGGTCTAAAGAACCTATTCGTGAAGGACAATTCCCAATGGATTTGAACGAATACCTTCGGCGCAATTCCGGCTATCGGGATCAGTTGGCTGCACGGGATGAAGTTCACAAGGCCAAAAGGGAATTGGAAAAGATGAAATTGGTTTCATCGTCCAACGAAAATGTGCAGCAGAAACTTCAAGAAATCATGGCGAAGATCGGGAGAAAAGTGAAATGATTCTGTGTGAGGAAAAACGCAAACTTGTGGAAGACAATTACAGGTTTGTTCATTGGTTCATTCAGCATAAAAAACAACCAAGCCAGTTTGAATATGACGAATTGGTTGGTGAATATTCAGAATCGCTTTGCATGGCGATTGCCAGATGGAAACCTGACGGCAACAGAAAGCTATCGAATTACATCGCTCAGGCGTTTCATTTCAAGCGTTCGGATTTGTTCTGGAACGCCAAGTCAATCAAGCGTGGCTATGGAATTAAATTTGTTCCGCTGACGCTTAAATCTTTCGGGCATGATGGCGATTGGGAATTAGAGGAATTGGGTCGAGAAGATAAAAAGTTTGAAACAATAGAGGAATTGGAGGAATTGGAACTATCTATTTCAAAATTGAGAAACAGATGGAAAGGAATTGTGATTTCACACTTGAAAGGTGAATCATTTAAGACAATGGAGAAAAGATACAAATTGAAGAAAGAGCGCATTCGACAGATATTTAACTTGGCCAAGGATGAAATTCGAAGGTCGATGTTGCAACGGGCCAGTTGAAAGGTTATGTTTGGGACGGTTTCAAAACCATACATGGAGGTTTCAATGAAAAGTTTGGTTGCATTTCTTTTGGCGGTTGCTTTTGTTCCCGCTTGCTTTGCTGGTGATACTGGCGGGTTGTTTGGCAGGCGGGCTGCTCGCCGTGCTGCGAGGGCTGAATGCGCTTCCTGCAACACGGTCACCGCTGTCAAGGAAACCCCGGCTGTGATCAAGACCGAATCCGTCTACAAGAAAGTTGGCGAAAAGGTCACCATTGTTCCCGCCGAAGCTGCTTCCAAGAAATCCAAGTAGCCCCACGCCCGACACCGGGAACATTTCTCTGGAACGGGTGGTGTCGCCCGTTCCGTCTTCAGGAAAAAACCAATGCGAAATTTTATGGCTGTTGTGTTGATGGCTATTGTTTCAGGATCGACATTCGCTGGGCCATTTGGGTTATTCAGCAGACGGGGCGGTTCCAACGGAAACAATGGAGGGCAAGCTGTCCCGTCTGCTGAATTTTCATCCGCTCAAGGCGTGGCCAATCACATGGCCAGAATTTTGAGAATCGGGCACTTCGGTGGAAATTCTGGTTATGAAGGCGTTGGTTGCGGTTCCACTCCGTATCAGGCCGAAATGAATTGCTGCTATCGCAATCGCTGGCAGCCAAGGGAAGTCGGATTGGCGCAAGGAGCAAACGGAATGTGGTTCGCTTGCTGCCGTTATTGATTTTGTCCGTTTGGTTCTTGAGGCGAGAATCATGAAAACGGTTGTTATGAGTCAAGAAAAACACGATCAGTTAATCGCTGAAATCGAACGACTGAAGAACGAAAATCAAATGCTCAAAAAGCAGAACGATGAACTTCAAGTCGCTTTGGATGCGTACGATCGTGAACACATTTCATGGTGAACCATGTGCGAAGAAGTGATTGTTTGGGCATGGGCCAAAAAAAAGTATCATTATGCTTTCACGGCTCATTGGTCGGTGTTTACGATCAGAACCAATCGTGAGGTGACGCTGTCTATTGGAGATTGATTTTGCGTCACCTTTTTGCCGAATTTGATTTGCCGATTCCTCCCAGCACCAACCATATTTGGAAGGTTGGGCGTGGAAGAATGCACACTTCAAAAAAGTACGCTACTTGGTTGAAAGAAGCGGATCGTGTGTTGGCTTTTCAAGAATCGAAAATTCGGCAAGTTCGTCATCCGGTCAAAGTTCTGATTGTTATCACTCCCGGCAAAGGATGGCGATCCAACAGGGATTTGGACAATTGCGCCAAACCCATTTTGGATTATTTAGTGAATCGTGGATGGATTGAAGATGATTGCGCCAAATTTGTGCGTGAAGTCACGATTCGCCTGAATGATTCGTCTGCAAGCGTGGCGTATGCTACCGTGTCAATTATTCAGTAGGAGGGCCACAAAATGCCATTTGCAAAGATTGACACGGCAACCAGCGGTGACAATACGATTGTCGCAGCGGTTCCAAACTTGAAAATTCGTGTGATTAACTACACGGCAATTGCTTCCGGTGATGTTGCCATTCGCTGGAAATCCGGGGCAAGCACGGCGCTTTCAGGCGCAATGGCTTTGACCACCAATGGCGGTGCTGCCCCAAGCGGTACGGGCCAATCTCCGTCCGGTCACATTGGTTTGGTTGAAACTGCCCCGGGTGAAGCGTTGGTACTGAACTTGTCCGCAGCGATTCAAGTTTCAGGGCACTTGGCTTACCAGTTGATCTGATATGGCGTTGCCAACAGCCAAATCTTTTTTTGGATTTCTGAAAGCCATCTTCACGGGGTATGTCCGTGGAGATGGCAATTTTCTTATTTCAGCTGGTAAAGCACTTCAACGACTTGGCCAAAGAATGGTTCGTTTGAGTCAGCCGGGAAAAGCTGGCTTTCAACCAAAAGCGCCAACGGTTACGCCATATCAACCTCCCAAACCGGCCAAGGGAATGCCGATTAGGCCGATCGCTCCAACCGCTCCAAAACCTTACGGTGGGCCATCTGCCAGAAGACCTGTTTCAATGCCAGCAACTCCGGGAGGAATTGCGCCTGAATACACGGATGGTTTGGATGTTGGGGTTAGTTCAAGCTGGATTGCTGGCGTGAATTTTCGCCCGTTGGGCGGTAGAGCGCAAATTGTTTCCCAACCGCTTGGCAGCCGATTGGGAAGCAATGTCGGCATGAGGGATTATCTTTTCCAAAAAGGTGACCTGACGATGGTCACAAAAGGCGCAAGCAAAAATAATTCAGAAGGCAGGTATACTTATCCGAATGTTCCACGCAAAGTGATGAACGATATGCTATTTGCTCCTTCAAAAGGGCGCTTTTATTGGTGGGGATATGGTGGAAGCAAGGCATTGCGTTCTTACAGCAACCGTGCGAAAATCGGAAATCGGTTGAGGGCCAAGGGAAGGTATTTGAGAAGAAACCCGAAAAGCCCGCACAAGATCAGCAGGAAACGAGCGCAGAGGTCGCATTGATGTCTGAACAGCAGCAACCGGCGAGTGCGCCGTATCATGCTAACCCGGATGTTGGAACAACCGATTGGTTGAATGAAGCGCATTGCGCTTATTTTGCTGGCAATTATGAACGGGCCAATGTCGCAGCGATTTTGTTTCATGCGGAATCGGTGGACGCTTTGCGGTTGCTGATTATTGAAGGCGCATTGGCAAATACCGATCAACCGCAAAATGTCAGGCCATTGACGGATGATGTCGTGAAAGGAGGTTGATGTGGGAATTTACATCAGCGAAACTTTGATGCGTCAGTATTTGAACAATTCAATGGCACGGCTTAACGAAATAGTTGAACATGGCGATGTGGATCAGCAGTTGAACGCATCGACACAACTGGCCAATATTATTTTGAACATTTCCCGGCTTGAACAAGAAGAAGGCGATGATCGAGAATATTGGCAAAAATTCGATGAATTGGAAGACGAGGAAAACGAATGAAAATTCGGGATCGCATCAAGGAGTTCAAGCGGGTCAAAGCAAGCGAGATTCTTCCGAATCCAAAAAACTGGAGAACGCACCCGAAAGCACAGAAAGATGCGCTGAAAGGCTTGTTGGCAGAAATTGGTTTCGCTGGTGCTGTTCTTGCCCGTGAAACCCAGCAAGGGTTGATGCTGATCGACGGTCACCTTCGTACCGAAACAATGACAGACGCTGAAATTCCTGTTCTTGTTTTGGATGTGGATGAATCTGAAGCGGATAAAATTCTGGCCACATTTGATCCGATCAGCGCAATGGCTGAATCGGACGCAGCTGCATTGGATGCTTTGCTTCGGGATGTTCAAACATCCAATGAAGCTGTCGCAAATATGCTGACACAAATCGCTGAAGATGCTGGCTTGATTGACAAAGAAAAAGAATCGGAAGATTTTTCCGATGTTGAAGAACAAGTGTTCAATGTTCTTGTCACTTGTAAAAACGAGGAAGAACAGGCGCAATTGTTGGAACGATTGAGTTCCGAAGGTCTTTCATGCAGAAGTTTAATATCGTAAGAAACTCAAAAATACAAAAAACAGCCCGAGTTCTTCAATTGACCGGGTTATTTGACATACCACCAACGGAGAAATCCGAATTGGTTTGGAATGTCAATTTGCCAATAGATGAATTTGATTGGCAAATTGGTTTGATTGTTGGAGCTTCGGGTTCTGGCAAATCAACGCTTGCAAAAGAAGCATTCAAAAACAGCAAATATTTGCTGGCCAATCAAGGATACGAATGGCCCAAAGACAAAGCGGTTGTCGATGGTTTTGACAGCGGAATGAGCATCAAGGAAATTACGGGAGCGTTGTCTTCGGTTGGTTTTTCAAGCCCACCCGCTTGGATGAGGCCATTTGATTGCTTGTCAACCGGGGAACAATTTCGAGCAACATTGGCACGGGCCATTATTGATCCAGCGCAAATTGTTGTGGTTGATGAATTCACAAGTGTCATAGACAGAACGGTTGCCCAAATCGGCTCAGCTGCCGTTTCAAAAGCAATAAAAAGAAACCCCACAAAAAAAATTGTGTGCGTGACTTGCCATTACGATGTTGCGGAATGGTTGTGCCCAGATTGGGTTGTTGAAATGCCAAAAGGTGAATTCACCCGGAGGTCACTTCAACGGCCAAAAATCAATCTTCAAATCAAACGAGTTCATTCGTCAGCGTGGGAATTATTCAAACACCATCACTATTTGAGTTCATCGCACAATAATGCTGCCATTTGCTTTTGCGGGTTTATCAATGACAGGCCGGTGGCATTTTCATCGGTTTTGAGTTTTCCACATCCCATTTCGCCGGGTTGGCGTGAACATCGAACGGTGGTTTTGCCAGATTTTCAAGGCTTGGGCATTGGTAACAAAATGTCAGAATATGTGGCCAGTTTGATTTCAGCGACAGGAAAGCCTTTCATTTCGACTACAGCCAATCCCGCAATGGCGACCCACAGGAAACGATCCAGTAATTGGGTACAAACAAAAAAAATGAGCCTTAATTCCAATGGAAAAGGAAAAACATCAGACAAAATTTTGAACAGAACCGCTGCAAGCACACGATTTACTGCTGCCTTTAAGTATGTGGGGCCGACAAATAAAGATGACGCTTTCAAATTTGGATTGCTTTAATTTCTCGATGATTTTCAAAGATTATTAAAACCGTTCAACTTTTTTTTGAAAAAAGTCGAAAATATTGTTGTTCTGAGGTTGACCACAGTAAACCCCGCTGTTAGATTGTAAGTGTAGTCAATGACGACTACGAAAAACAAAGGACGCAGAACGATGAACACCACCAACGCTTCCAACCTGACCTTCGGCATCGAAATCGAGTGCTACATCCCCGAGCAAAACCTTCAAAACGCTGGGGTTCGCATCGGCTGGTATCACAACGGGCTTCAAGTCAATTGCTTGCCCCAAGGCTGGAACGCTCAATCCGATTCTTCGATTCGTGCGCCTCACGGCAAGCGTGGCATCGAAATCGTCTCCCCGGTCCTTATGGGTGCTGACGGCATCCGTCAGGTTGAGTTTGTTCTTCAATGGCTGCGTGACATGGGTGCTGGTTGCAACGAATCTTGTGGCATCCATGTTCATGTTGGCGCAGACGAAAACACCGCCCGCAAATTGGTTGGTCTGGTCGCCCAGCACGAAAAGGCTTTGTTCGCTGCAAGTGGCAAGAAGGGCAAATCCCGATCCAACAACCACTATTGCAACGGGTTGATTCGCAACCAAAACATTCGTGACGCTCACGAATCCAACCGCTTGGTTCTCAACACCGCTGGCCAATCCCGCTACCAAACCCTGAACTTGACCAACCTGCTCAGCGGTCGCCGTCCTGCTGTCGAGTTTCGTGCTTTCGCTGCAACTTTCCGCACCGAGGTGGTTCTGGGCTACATCCGCATTTGCTTGGGCATGACCCAATTCGCAATGGCTTCCAAAAAAGGTTTCAAATTTGAATCCAAATGGATCGACAGCAACGCATCCGGCAAGACCCATATGCAGCGCCTCATGTGGAGGCTTCGCTGGGGCAAAGCGAACAGCAAAGATACCAACCGCATCAAAATCGGTCACGACTTCGGATGGATCGGTTCCGACAACTCAAACTGCCCCAAGGCTGCTGCAAAGAACCTGCTTGCTCTCGCCAAGGAATTCGATGCCGAAATGGCGATTGCTTGATTGATTTCTTACGGGGGGAGCGTGTTGCTCCCCCCATTTTTGAAGGTTGAAATTTGGAGGCTTTGATATGTGTGGAGTTTTTGGCTTTGTTTCTTCGTCCATCAATCGTTATGGGCCAAATGTCGATGCGATTTGCGATATTGCTCAGTACAACGATGCGAAGCGTGGTGGTCATGCTTGGGGCGTTTCTTGGATTGATTCGCAAGGCCGGTTGAGGTCGCACAAGCAAGCGGGAAGGGTAAACCCGGTCATGTTGGCGAACATGGTCGAAGACGCTGTTGTTTTGATTGGGCACCTTCGGTTCACGACACAAGGCAGCGAGTTGGTTAATGCCAACAACCATCCTCATCCATGCGATGGCGGGTGGATGGTTCATAACGGTGTCTTGCCGGAATATTCGGAAATCCGTGACTCGTTTTCAACGGAACCGCTTTCCGATTGCGATTCGGAAATGTTGGCGATCGGTTGGACGGATGCACCATCCGACAACCCGACCAAACGGGCTGAATGGATGCTCAAAACTTGCCAACCCAGCCGATATTTTCCGCTTGCTGTTCTTGGCCTTTGGAAAGATCGACTCGTTGCGATTCGTCAGGGCAACCCGTTGTGCGTTTACAATAATACGGATGGGTATTATCTCAGTTCGTTGTCGGTTCCCGGCATCAAAGGCATTGGTGAGTCCAAGCCGATTTCCGATGAATCGGTCACGGTTTGGAACAAAGGCAAAAACGGCTGGAAACGATCGTTCAGCAAGATGGAAAAACGGGTTGATGTCACTCGACCGGTTCAGCGCCAAATGTTTCAACCGTCCAAGTCTTTGCCGTGGTAAAAGTTTGCCCGTCAAACTCCCAAGGTTCGGTGCAGGTTGAGCATTGAAGCACCAGATAGAATTTGCCAGATTTAGTTTCAATATCCCCGGACTCAACCCCGGGGATTCCACATTTATCACAAATGGAGGTTGTCATGCCGTCGATTCCCAATCCGATTGTCGGCCCATTATCAGCAAGCGAAGTGAAGCGAATACGGGCCAAACTCAATTTATCCCAGCGTGACATGGCCCGCCATCTGGGTTATCCTACTGGGCAGATGATTTCCCATTGGGAATCGGGCAGAAAACCCTGCATAGGCGCAGCTGCCCAAATTTTGCGTTTATACGATAGATCTGATGGTCAGGCGATGAGATGGGCATTTATTGGTTAATGACCCGCTAATGACCAAATGGCACACAGGAAAAGGGGGACTGAATGAATGGAGTAAAGGCAAATGCGGATCGAATCGCACAAGCCCTGAAAGCCAGCATGGGCAACATTTCTTTGACTGCTCGATCCTTGAAGTGCGAACGGGGCTGGTTGTCAAGAAAAATCCACAAGACCCCGATGCTCAAAGCGATTTTGGATGACCAACGGGAAGGCAGCATTGACAATGCCGAATCCGCATTGAATCGTGCCGTTGTTCAGGGTGAAGGTTGGGCGGTTTGCTTTTTATTAAAAACCATCGGTCGATCCCGTGGCTATTCCGAACGCTGGGAAATGGAGGAATTGAGAAAAGAGTTGGAGGCTTTCAAAAATGAACTGTATGGAAGAATTGATCGAACTAAGAAATCTAAAGGCAAGATACTACCAAGCGGAAAATCAAACTCCTGACTGTCCGGTTGAATATGCCGAAGCCCGTGGATGGTTGCTGACGGATCAGCAAAAGCAAATTCTTCGGGCTTTGGTCACGCCACCTTATTCGGTATTGGTTCGTGCTGCCCACAATGTGGGAAAAACATTCATTACCGCTGTCGCTTGCAGCTGGTTTTATGATCGTTATGATCCTTCCATCTGCCTTGCAACCGCTCCGGTTGCTCGTCAGGTGAAAGACCTTTTGTTTCGTGAATTGAGGCGCATCAAGCACGACGATCCAAATTTTCTTCCCAAAGCAACACGGCTGGAATCGTCACCAGATCATTGGGTGCATGGTTTCACCGCATCTAAAGGCGATGCGTTCCAAGGGGCGCATATGCCCAACATCATGATTGTTTTTGATGAAGCTGCTGGTGTGGATGTTTCGTTTTGGGATCGTGCTGAAACGATGGTTGAACTTGGAAGGCCGGGGCATTATTTTCTGGCGATTTACAACCCTTATGACCAATCGTGCCCAGCGTACCTTGCGGAGCAATCGGGCAAGCACACGGTCATTGAAATGAGTGCGCTTGAACATCCCAATGTGAAGCGTGGGCAAGAAGTCATCCCCGGCGCAATCACACGGGCCACCGTGTCAGCACGAGTTTACAACGAATGCCGACGAATTGAAGCGGATGAGCAATTGCCACCCACAGCATTTTTGTGGGAAGGAAAATATTACGAAGCGGAATCACCGCTGTTTGAAACACAGATTCTGGGCCGTTGGCCATCTCGCTCTGTCGCTTCGGTTTGGTCGGATCGTGCGCTTGAATTTATTCAACAGCCGATACCGCTCAACCCGGAATGGCTTGTTCAAATCGGTTGCGACCCAGCCCGGTTTGGCGATGATCGCACAGCGATTGCGATACGCAAAGGAATGTGCGTTATTCACATGGAATCGCATCGAGGTTGGAGTTTGAATCAAACAGCGGATCGGCTCAAAGAATTGTGCATCCAGTATCAAACTAAAGGTCAACCAGCCAAACAAATTCCCGTGTTGATTGACGCTGCCGGTTTAGGTGCTGGCTTGGTTGATATGCGAGGCAAAGCGACAGACCGTTACAATTTTGTGGAAATCAATTCAGCATTCAAATCGAGGTGGGAAGGAGATTTCCCCAACCTTCGTTCTGAACTTTGGTTCTCGTCCGCTGATTTGGCAGACGCTGAAAGCTTGTCGATTGCCATGCTGCCCGACGATATTAAACAGGCGCTTTTGTTGGAATTAAGGCAGCCCATTTTTACATTGGATACGCTACAAAGGCGAATGGTTGAAGCGAAAGCCATGACCAAACGAAGGCTAAAAGCCAGCCCTGACCTTGCTGACGCTTTTAATTTGGCGTGTTTGCTAAGAAACAACGAAGGTTGGACGGAACAAGTGACCGGGCGTATCTGATCATTTATTCCGGTAGGGGGACATTATGAACGGCAAAAGCGCATCCGGGCCAAAAAAAGTTCATGAGACAATGGACCTGTATGCGTCCTTGCCTTATTTCCCGTATTTGGACACCCGTGACCTTTTTGCCGAAGCTGGCCCATACGGCTTCATGGACGGTGTCCCGCAGCAGTATTTGACCCGCCGGGATAACCGGATGGCGGGCGAACTGTTGCCGTTGTACATCAACTGGTGGCAACTCAAGATCATTCGGGATCGTTCCCGGCAAATTGCTCGAAACAATGAATTTGCCATCGCTGCAATCAACGCCCATCGCAATTATGTTGTGGGAACCGGGTTCACTTACGCTGTTCAAGCACGAACGGACGGATCAAACAACGAATTGATCAAGCGAACTCAGGATTTGGTTGATTTGTTTGTTGAACACAACCGCATGGCTGAACTTGAAAGCGAAGTCATTTATCGGTTGCATTCGGATGGTGAGTGTTTTCTTCGTTCGTTCAAAGGCGAAGATGGTTTGCTTCGTGTGCGATTTGTTGAACCTGAATTGGTTCGTCCACCAGCTGATGACACAACGCCAGCAAGTTCATTTGGCATCAAATGCGCTGACGAAGATATTCACCATGTTGTCGGCTATTGGATCATAGAAAAGCCGTGGGAAAACCTGACCCCAACGCTGGTTCCGGCTGATCAGATTTTGCATTTGAAATTGAACAGCGAATCCAACAGCAAGCGTGGTTTGCCAACCATTTACGCTGTTGAATCAAACCTTCGGGCTGCTGAGGATGTGTTGCAGTCGATGATTGCCGTTGCGAAAGCACGAAGCAAAATTGCGGTGATCAGAAAGGTGAATGATTCACCGCCCGAAGCGATCAACGCATTGACTCAAACGGCTGCTGATTACACGGTGACTGACCCGGTTCAGGGACGGGCAACCACCATCAATCACATGGGCTATGGCTCCATTCTGACCAGCACGGGAAATGTCGAATACGATTTCCCGGCCATGAACATCGGTGCTGCCGATTTGGTGGAAACGCTTTCGGCTAATCTTCGGGCCATCGCTGCCCGATTTGGTATCACCGAAACGATGATGTCCACAGACGCATCAAACAACAATTACGCCAGCGCCCTTGTGGCTGAAGCGCCAGCGGTAAAAACTTTTGAGCGTATGCAGCGCATGATCGGGCAAGCTGTCGGTGAAAGGCGCACCCGTCCTGAACGAGCGTTGATTTGGCAGCAAATCACACACGCTGTGAACATTGGGATGCTTCCCCGAGATGTTCTGGATCAAGTGGTCATCCGTGCCAAAGGCCCGCAATTGGTTGCACGGGATTACGATCGAGAAGCACAAACAGCAAAAACTTACATGGATATGGGCTTGTGGTCACCGCAAACCATTACGGCTGAATCGGGCAAGAATTTTGAGGAAGAACAGCGAAACATTGCCAAAGCAAAAGAAGAAATGGCCAATCGTGATTTTGAACTAAGTCAAAAATACAAAAAGCCGAATGACGAACAGCAAACGGAATTGCCCGAATCCATTCAGGAAATTGATGGCGTTGATGAAGCATTAACACCAGACGAATTAGCGCAATTCAACGCCATTCTTGCTAAAATGCCCAAGCGTAGCAGCGCAGCACAAAAAGAAAAAGCTGCACAAAAACGAGCGATTGATCGGTTGAAGAAGTCCGGCGATCAATTCAGGTCGATCATCAAAAACGCTGAACGAATGATTGCCAACGCTCCAAAAGGCGTTGAGCCAACCGAGGCACGATCCATATTGGCAAACGCCAAATCCAATCTGGCCGGGATCGAAGCAGAATTGAAAAAGCTGCAAGCCAAAGAAACACAAGAAGCTAGTGACAAACTTTCTGAAAAGATTAAACTCTTGATGGATGAGGGATATGAACAAAAACAAGCGGTTGCTATCGCCTTGAGTATGCAGCGAAGGGGCGAACTGTAAGGAATCCATGTCGGTAACCGATGCCGAAATCCTGAAGTATTCGCCTTTGGTGCATTCGTTCGCACGAAGGTTTGTTGGCAAATTCCGGCGCAAAAGTTCGTATCAAGATTTGGTTCAGGCGGGTTGGTTGGGGATGCTCAAAGGATTGAAGAACTACGATCCTTCCCGTGGAATTACGCTGGGAGCATATTCACGGGCATGGATTTGGGGTTCGATGTACCGGGAAGTTCATGGGCGAAAAAAGAAAGCATTTGAAATTGAAATTGGGTTGCCACCCAAGCTGTATTCCAATGATCGTCCTTTGACAGACCTAAATGACGCAATAGGAACGCTTTCGCCTGCCGAAGCTGAATTCATACAGATGATCTGGATCGACGGTGAAACAGCGGAATCAGCGTGTGCCCGTATGGGCATGATTTTTGTGGAACCACAAGAGGTTTTAAGGCAAGCAAGGGAATCTTTAAGGGAGGTGGTCAATTACTATTATGATGAGCCAGACGAAGACGATTCATGAGCGGGCGTTTGCCCTCCCGAAGGGCGAAGCAACCACCGACAACCCGGTTGTGCCGGGGGTGAAGGTTCTTGGTATTGAATCCAAGAATGGACGGCGTTACCCGCTTGAAGTGATGAAGAATGCGCTTGAGAAGTACGAAGGCGCAATTGTGAATATCGACCATCCTGCCGGATCGGAACCACGCTCGTATGAAGACCGTTTCGGTAGGTTGACCAATGCCAGAATGGAATCGGATGGCATTTACGCTGATTTGGCGTACAACCCAAAACACCCGTTGGCCGAAGGTTTTCAATGGTGGGTCAAGAACGATCCCAAAGCCATTGGCCTGTCGCATAATGCTCAAGCAAAAACCAAAATGAATGAGCAAGACGGTGTCGAGGAAATCGAGGAAATCGTAGCGGTTGATTCCGTTGATCTTGTGGCTGAACCAGCTACTACAGCTGGTTTGATGGAATGCGTGATGAAAGCAAAAGAATCAAATCAAAAGCCAGTTGTTAAAGACGAATCCTCAAAAGTTATGGAAACTCCATTTTATATTGGCAAGGCCCGTGATGCTGCGGAAAGCGTTTCTAAATTGTCTGATCAGTTAATGAAAACAGCTGGTGCTGTGAACAGCTTAATAAGAAACTCTGACACAAAACCGCAAATTGAACTTGCAAACAAACTCAAGGCAGCCATTGCTGAAATCACTAAATCCGCAGCAAATTTGAATAATTTGGTTCAAAAGTCTTTTGATATTGCTGAATCCGCAAAGGGGAATCGCATGAATGTGATGGAAGGGGAAATTAGGTCTTCTCTTGATTCAGCAATTCGTGGAATAGAAGATCGGATTTTGCAAGCATATAACAAACTTCCTAATATTAAAAAGCCCCTAATGGACAGGGACGCATATAGCGAAATGTCTCAAGCTTTTGGAAATCTTTACAACGCTTTTAAAGAATTCAAAAGCAAAGTAGAGCAGATTGATAAAAAAGCGCCTGAATCCAAACCGTCCAAAAAACTCAATGTTGCTGAGGCTCCAATGACACCAAAGCAAAAGAGTATTGCTGATAAAAAGGCTGCAATTGCCAAAGCTTATGCAAAGCAAGGCGTTGTCACCATGCGAGCAATCGACAAGAACGAATATCCTCCAATTCCGGGGATGGAAGGGCCGTTTCAATACAGGAACGGGCAAATTCTTTATTACGATCCCAAGGAAGGAAAATATTACGATCGCAAAACGGATATGTATCAATCCCGTGCGCCTGAATCTGTTCAAAGAAAGGTTGCTGAAGCAAAAAGGCGCAAAGCCATTCGGCGCAAACTGGTTGCTGAAGCGTTGAAGGAAATCTTTTCTGTAAAGAAAGGGGTTTGATTGTGAAGGAAGAAGACAAGGTTATTCCTAAACCTGTTCCCCGTTTGGAGGATGACGGCATGGATGGTGGATACGAAGATTCGTTGAAAGACAACATCGGTGATATCGTCATGGACGATTCGCTTGGTGCTGAAGAAAAGGTTGCCAAGTTGCTTGCTCTTGTCGGCGGTGAAGCTGACGAGGAAGTGGACGGTGGCGAAGACAAACCAATGGACGAGGCCGAAGATGTGGCGCTCGAAATTGGCGATGAGGAAAAGGAAGAAGCCGAGGATGAAAAGGAGCCTCTGAAAACTGAGGAATCCATTCGTCGGCGCAAAGACCCAGCGATTGCCAAGTTGCTGGAAGAAGTCGATGCGTACCGTGCCCGTGATCGTCGTGAAAAGCTGATGGGTGAAGCTCGTAAATTGTGCGAATCTGCTAGTCTGCCCAAGTACGCCATCACCGATGCGTTCCTTGGGATTCTCAGCGAAACCGACAAAAAGAGTTGGAAGACCTTGGTCGAAGACCGTCGCCGGGTGATCTTCCGTGGGGAGCAACCTGTTTCGGCAGTTGCGTCCAATGGTGATTTGACGGTCGATTCTCTGGTCAAGGCACTTCGGTCCTAACACGAAAGGGTAGGGTGATTTCAATGCCTGTTTCTCAATACCAGTACGGTGGAACGAATCCCACGATTGCGACTGTCGCAACCGCTAAAGCTGTTGCTGTTGGCGATCTGTGCGGTATGTCTTCGGGCACTCTGGTGAAAGCCAGCGACACGACTTGGAACACCGATTTGGCTACAACCCAATCGGATTTCCGTGCGTTGTTTCTTGGCGTTTCCGGCCAGCAGAAAGATGCCAATCTCGCCCGTGTTTTTGGCAACGCAACGGACAATGTGATTCGCATTGATGCGGGTGGTATTTTCACTTTTGATTGCGCCAGCGCCACTTTTGAAGTGGGCGATTTTGTCGGGCCTGCCAAACAGACCGGCAACGCTCTGGAAGATCAGAAAGTGGTCAAGGTTTCCACCGAAGCAACCGCCATCGGCAGGGTTGTCGAGCGTGGCACTTCCATCACCCGGGTCAAGATTCAGATTCTGTCTGTTCTGAACCCGATGGCTCGTCAGTCCTAACACACAACACAAGGAGGTTTTGAGAGATGATTGAGTACAAGCTGAAGCAAGTTTGTGAGCAGAACGGTGTGGCAGCTACTGTCAACACCTTGAAGGAAGCGTTTGCCGAAAAGAAAATCACCGCTGGTGACTTTTCGCTGCGCCGGATGGCCGAAGCGTTCATCGGTCACCAATGGCAATCGGTTCTTGAGAATCGGTTGAGCCGAGTTCAGGAGTCCAGCGAAGCGGTTTCCGCATCGTTGTTCACCGCCATCACCGGCCAGTTGCTGGTGAATGAAATCAAGGAAAAGTACCAGCTGGCCAGCTTCATTGGCGATCAGTTGGCTACCACCATTCCGGTGACCAACGGCAACCTTGGCACTCAAAAGGTTCCGTATTTGTCCGATGTGCGTGACATTGGCGAAAAGCTTGAGGAAGGCGAACCCTATCCCCAGACTCAATTCGCTGGTCAATACATCACTTACCCCGGCGTTGAGAAGCACGGGCGCATCTGTGCGGTGAGCATGGAAGCGATTTACAGCGACCTGACCACCCAGATTTTGGATTCGGCCCGGTCGGTTGGCACTTACCTTGCTCTGACGAAGGAGTACAAAATCCTTCAGGTCGTGCTGGGTGTGACCAACAACCACAGCTGGAACGGAACCAGCTACAACACTTACCTCACCAGCGGTGCGTGGATCAACAGGATCACCACCTTCAGCTTGACGGATTGGACATCGGTCAACAGCCTTGAACAGCTGTTTGTGAACATGGTCGATCCCGTCACCGGCTACCCCATTTTGGTGGAGCCGAAGCAAATGCTGGTGATGCCCGCCACGAAGTACCAAGCTCGTAGCATCATCAACGCTACCGAAGTTCGTCGCAACAATCCGGGTTATGCCACCAGCGGTGCGCCGATCCAGAATGTCAGCGATAACCCGCTGGATCGTGATTACCAGATCATGACCAGCCCCCATGCCCTGAAGGCGTTGACCGATAGCGGTGTGACCGCTGCGAATGCCAACCTTCGGGTGTATTTGGGCGACTTCAAGAAGGCGTTCGTCTGGCGTGAAGCGAAGCCTTTGACCGTGGTCGAAGCGCCTCCTTTGAACCCGCTGGAGTTCAATCAGGATATTGCTTTGGCTGTCAAAGCCAGCTGGATGGGTGTCGCCGGTGTCCGTGATCCCCGCTATGTGGTTCTTGGATCGGAGTAATTTGAATGGCTAGACCCCGCAAAGAGTCTGGCCCTGACCTGATTCAGCCGGTGACGAGTGAACAACTCGCACCGGCTGTTCCGGCAGAATCCCAGACGCTCATGGCGAGTGAAAAAAGGATTTGGACAATCGGTTTGGAATCGCTGCCGAATATGGAAATTGAAGCAGAATCCCAAGCTGAAGCGATCAAGTCCTACAATGACGCAATGGGCATCATCGCAACGGAACACGCTTACAGGGTATCCTAATGGCGCTTGCTGATGACATTGCTGCAATTGCAACTCAACGCACGAATTTGATGAATGCGTTGACTGCGGATTCGATTAGCCCCCAACCGAGCTATTCGGTTGGGGGTCAGTCGGTTTCACGCTCTGAATGGCGTGAATCGCTTTTGAGGCAGATTCAAGAATTGAATAAGCTGTCGCAGATTTTGAATCCTGTCGAAATACGGGCGCAAATCTACTGAGGTTTGAATCATGCCCACCATCGACATTTCCGGCGATTTCATGGCGTTTGACAACACGCAAACTGTCACGCTGATGAATCCCGATGGAACAGGTGGAACAGTCGATTACGCTTTACAACAGGGCGTTGATACGGTTCTGAGCGACATGGGTGACGGTACGCTTGGGTATCGCACTTTTTGCGTGTGGAACCTTTGGCGTTCCCCGGTTCGTGCAGCTAATGCGATTGTGGCCCAATCTAATCCGCAAGCGTTATTGGCATGGAACACAACAACCAGCGTGGATGGTTCCCGGGAAATTATCTGGAAAGCGTTGGTTCCGCAGCTGAACGGATACATATCAGATATATCGGGAACCAAGTGGTATATTTCAGCCGTGAACATTGATGTTTGGGGCAACAAATACCAGCTTGAATGTGAAGCTCAAGCCGGTACAGCCGTGGAAGAAGTGGATTTGCCTCCCCCATGAGTGTTTATTTTGACATTCTGAACGCATTGAAAACACGGGTCGAATCCGCTGTTTCTACCAATGCGACTGTGGCGCTTCGCAAGCGTCCCGTGATGCTGTCAGGCGATCCGTTTCCAATGGTGGTTATTTCGCCCAGCGAAGATGGCGAAATCATTGAACAAGAAACATTCAACAAAAATGTGACTTACATCTACCCCGTTGTGGTTGTGATGTACCTTGTCGGTGATCGCAATCAAGACCTTGCGGTTGAGGGTTATTTGTCGTTGAGGCAAACCATACGCAATGCGATTTATCAGCCGTTGCTTGGTGGTGCTGGAACTGTTTACGATACCCAGTTAAATTCAGGTGGGCCATTTATTCAGGTAGAGAACCGATCAACAGTTGAATTGACAACATTCCGTTGCAGCTTCCTCAGTCTTGAGCAGAGGGTTAACTGATGGCGATCAATCATTCAATCGGTATTGTTTTCAGCAATTCCGGTGGCCCGAATCAGCAGTTCACTTCGACTCAAACAGCTGACGGGTCATCCGCTGCCGAAGTGGTTATTGCTCCCGGCGCAAGCGCATTTTCGGTGATCTTTCCGATTGATGCCAGTCAGGTTAAGTCTATCGTCATGTGGGCTGATGCTGCCATGACGGTGCTGACCAAAAACAGCGGTGGAAGCACGGTAAACACTTTTGCGCTGGTTGCAAACAAGCCGTTGATCTGGCAAGACGGATTCCCAACCAGCAACCCGATCACGGGCGATTGCGCCACGCTTGCGGTGAGCAGCACCCCGGGCGGGAATTTGAATATTTATGTGCTTGAGGATGTGTAACAAATGGCACTAGATTTCGCCAACATTGGGATTTCCGCTGCATGGCAACAGCGGAAAACCAATACGGGTTATCAAGACACCGTGCAAGGCCCAGATGGGCTTTCGCTCAACGCTTCGTTGACTGTTGGCGCAGCAGCAGCAAACAGTATTTATGTGGCTCAGGGAACGCTTGCAGCATCCGCATCGACAACGATTGATTTGTTTTCATTCACGGATCAACTTGGCCAAGCGGTTTCGATGGTTCGTGTTTATTCAATCGTGGTGAAAACGGCTGACGCTGCATTGAAGCTTGAACCGGGCGCAACAAATCCTTTGGTTTGGTTTTTTGGTGGGACAACCCCGAGCATTACCATCCCGTCAAATGGTGGCTTTGGTTTTACTCAGCCAACGGCTGCAACTGTGAGTTCAACTGTTCGCAACATTAAACTTACAAACACAGGCGCAGTAACTCTGACCTACAACATCGCAATCATTGGAGGACCGTGATATGCCTTTCTATGCCGGTAAAAACGCCAGCATCGTCATTGGGGCTGTTTCGTACCCGATGGATACTTGGACGCTTGACGATACTTGCGAAGAAATTGATGTGACCAACTTCACTTCGGGTGGAGTTCGTCAGCTGATCGCAGGAATTACGGCGGGAACCATGTCAGCGTCCGGCCCTTACACGGGACTCACTCCAACCGCCGGGTTGACAGGAACCATTATTTTCGATGTTGGTGGTGGAGGTGGAACGGCAACCCGAACCATTCTTTTGACCAGCGTGAAGAAAAATACCGCTGTCAAGGATAAAGCCACTTTGGAAATTTCAGGCTCCATCACCGCTTGATCGGGGGCTTGAATGTCTGCCCCGTTAATTGCTTTATACGGCAGAAACGCTCGCCTCATCTACGGCGCAACGCTGGAGCTTGAGGCGGATTCTTTTTCGTTGACTGTCGATGCGCCAACGGTTGATACCACAAACATTTCAATTTATGGCGGGCAGGTGGATTGGCCTTATGACCAAGTCCGTCTGACTCCGCTTGTGCCGTTGATGGCATCCATTCCCGGTGACAAAAGAAGGTTCATGGAATTCGGCACTCCGGGGCAAGTCACCTTCGGCGGTGTTCGTCGTGGCAAAGTTTCCCTGACAGGAATCTGCACCGTTCAAGCCTCAACGCCTCATGTTGGAAATTATGTGCGAATCCTTTTAAGTCATTCAGCCATTTACGGGACAGCTGGCGTTGTCACCGTGCCAGCTATTGTTTCGCAATTCACGATAGAGCAGAATGTTCGTGGCTATATGCGGTGGAGTTGTTCTGCCGATACGCAAGGTGATTTCGACATCACGCAAACTTGACAATAGAGTTTCAAAATGACAATGCGGACAGTTTCCGAAACAATCGGAACACAGGCAAAAGGAATTATTTTTACTGCCAAGGACGGCAACACGCACCGAGTCAAACCGCTCAATCTTGCGCTAATGGGCCAGTTTGAAAAGTGGCTGGAATCCCGTGCCTTGAAGGCGGTGATTCAGCACAAGGACACTTTTGGTGCTTCTTTTCAAGAAGCCATTTCAGCGGTTTCATCTGACATCATCGCTGGCCGTTATGCGTTTGGTGGCCCCGATTGTCAGCGGGCGCTTCAATCCGTTCCCGGCATGATTGCTTTGACTTGTTTAATGTTGGACATTGATGAAATTCGGGCCAAATATTTAATTCAAAACGAAGCTGAAGCACTCAAGATTGTCATGGATCAAGTGATTCTTGAATCCATGCCGAGGACGGAGGGAAACGGGGAATCGGGGAAGGTGGAAACGACATAGTGCCACATTGGCCACAGATGATAGCAACGCTTGTAGATGAGCCGTATTTGCTTTCAATGGAACAAGTTGCTGATCTGACCCCAAGGCAAATTTTGGGCATTTATTTCAGAAAGCGGGATGACAAAGGAAACGCAATCCCGTTGCCATACGCATGGGATGACGGTGAAGCGGATAGGCAGCAAGCTGTTCGATTTTGGATGGCTCAAGGGAAAACAGAAGAAGAAGCGAGGGAGATGATTTATGGCAGCCGGTGACGCAGCGATGATGCAGCTGGCGCAAACATTTTCCAACCTCGCCCAAAGTGCGGTTGTCGGATCAACTGCGCTTTCCAAATTAGGGGCAGCAGCTTCTAAAGTTGGTTCTAAATTTTTGACTATGGAAAACGCTTTTGGCAAATTGGCCACAACCGTTGCCATGCTGTCAGGGAGTGTTATTGCTGTAACCGCTTCGTTGGCCAAAGCTCCGTTTGCAATTTTTGAAGGAGTTGGAGACGCTTTCGGCAGCATTATTGCTGTCGCTGAGAAATTTGCCGGAGCGTTAAATCCAGCCATTGTTGAGCAATTGCAATTAGCGTTTGATGATTTGTTTGCCGTGATTGGCAGGCTGTTTGTTCCCGTTATGGCTGCTGTTGTTCCGGTGGTTCGCACTTTTGCGGATGCGATGGTTCCGGTTGTTCAAGCATTGATGCCAACATTCAAATTGTTAGCCGATGCCATTTTGAATATCGCTGGGCCGGTTATTGCCATTTTTTCGGGATTGCTGAACGCTCTTGCACCGCAATTTCAACTTTTAGCAGGCTGGTTGGGAACACTTGCAACGGTCATTGGCCAAGGTTTGTTCAAATACATTGATGCGCTTGTTCCGTTGTTTTCAGCGTTGATGGATGTTGTCGGAATGTTGATGCCACCAATCACCGATTTGGTTGGCGCTATGTTTGCGTTGGCTGTTCCGTTGATGCAAATCATTGTTCCGCTTTTGATCCCTGCGCTGAAATTGCTTGCTGCGGTTGTTGCCAAAGTGGTGAGCGTGTTCGCTTGGCTCATCGGCAAAGCTGCTGAAGGTTTGCGAATGATCGCACCGACACAGACCGGCCCCGGTTTGAAAGTTCCCGGCATTCAGCGTGACGCATCCCGTGGTGCCGCTGCTAAAGGAGCATCGTTTGTCGGGTTTGCTGAATTTGGAAAACAGTTGATGGAAGCAAGTTTTGGATCATCGGTGAACACGCCTGAATTCAAAACCGCTGAAAACACGGCGAAAATGGCTGAAGGCATTCAAACGCTGGTTCGTCAGGGCGAAAATCAAGCTCCAGCAATTCAAGTCGGTCAAGCCGGAAGGGGTAAATTCTAATGGCTGCTGGAACGCTTTACACAAAATTTTGGGAATCCATTGATGCTGTCAGTCCATCCGTTGCTTCGTTTGGCATGGATGGCGGTACCGCTTCGATGGATTTTATTGTTGTTCGGAGTGGTTTGGATTCTTTCTTAACTGAAATTTTGGGCAAAGCGGTTATTCAAAAAACGGATGACAACGGCAATCTGACCGGACGATTGATCAGAACAATTCCGCTTGCTCATCCCGAATACAACTGGCTTTATGCCAGCAAAATTGATCGTGTTGTTGGCATTGGTGCGTCTGGCGCAAATGAAGCCGAAGTAAGCATTGTCAGTTTGACCGATCAGCTTGAACGCAATTTGCCCAGCTTTTATGTTCGTTATGAAAAGTATCGTGTGACGGTTACTTTTGAATCCAGACCGTATTTGCTGATTAACGACACGCAGATGGCTCCTTATTGGAACAATGTCAGCTATTACAGCCCTTCAGGTGGCGGGAAAAACTACAAAGATTACGCCGAATACTTGCGCTACACCCGCATCAAATACGAACCGAATGCTCAACTGCTTCCGAGCAATAACGGTTCGTTTTTCCTGCATTCGCCCGATCTTCCCGGTGGTGTTCCGCAACCGATCAGTCAAGCGAATGGCGCTGGCCCAAGAATCACCGTTGTCAAGAATTCGGTGAAGATCACTTGGTTTTATGTGCCGTACAAAATGGTGACCAGCAAAACAATTCAGCAAGCTTACGGGCGGGTGAATTACGCTTCGACTGGAAATTTTTTCGGGTTCCCTGACGGATCGTTGCTGTTTTTGGGAATGGAAATCAACGATTATCCCGGCCCAAGGCCAACCGCTGATATTGATTTGAACAAGATTGATCAGTCGATTTATGACAACAAATACTGCGACATTACTTTTGTTTTTGAGCAATTTGAAGTTTCTGCTGAAATGCAAGCGGACATTCCGGGAAATGTTCCCGGCTGGGTAATTCCCAAACACCACAACATGATGCCTCATTCCGGTTTGATGCGTTATTGTTACTGCTGCAATTCAAATGACCCGGCAACTGGCCAGCCGGTATTTTACAGTTACGATATGCGTAGGCTTTTCCTTTATCGTGAAACCATTCCGGCGGGTGAATAATGGCACAAGCCGTTGACGGTGAAATTCTCAGCGAATGGTTCGTGGCAAAGATCACCGAAGTCGGTGTTGCTGTCGATCCGGCCCCGTGTGACGGAATACCACACGCATGGACAACAATGGAACCATGCGCCAACGCAACCAAGTTCAGGGACGATCGGGTTGATTATCCGGTCATCAAAGGAACCACAACCAATATGCCAGCGTATGCGCTGGATGGTTCAGCTGCGACCGTTGGCGATATTGTTTTGATGCGTTACAGAGCAAGACCGAATGGTATGCCGGTGATGGAATTCATCACAAAAGGGGTGGGCAATTCAATGGATTGCCCTCATGTGACTTCCGTCCAATGCACGGGTGGTCAGCTTGCTGTAACTTATGACACAACTTGCGTGAGCGTATGACAACCACTTTGCTGGATTGCAAAACGCTTGAACCAACAGTTCCTTACAACCCTTCCTATCATCCATGTTGGGGCTTAAGGGCGCTGCCTTCTACGCTGAGTTTTACCGCTGGCCCTTCTACTCCAATCCCGCCTAACACGACTTGCAATACCGGCTGGCCAACCACAGTCATCACGGGAACGCTTGCAAGAACGGGCGCTTGTGATTTTGCTTGGAGTTATTCAAGCGGTTCGTTCACAATACTTTTTTCATGGACGAACGCAGGCCCACCGATCAGCTGCACCATTAACCAAACTGAACTTTATCCAGATTGGTCATTGGACAATGTCACAGGAACCCCAACAGGTTCGTGCAGTCAAAACCCAAGCACGGGAATCGTGACGCTGACATTCACGGGAACAATTTCAGACGGGTTTTGTGAATGCCCAATTACCGTTTCATTTTCAGGTTAAAACATGGGCGCAGGCGCAAAAGGATATTTGCTGTCAGGTGATTGCTTGGTTGAACCAATTCGGCATTGTATGCCGTTCAAAGAATGTTGCATTCATTTGCTTGGGTCAAGTCCTCCATTATCAAGCCACCCGGATTCTGGTTTGTTTGGTTGCAACGCTTATTTGAGCAATCCGGGCACTCAACTTTTGGACGATCCAAGAATTCCTGACGCATTGTCACCGCATCCACTTTATGGCAACACCACAGCGACAATCACGCTGCCTACTTATTTCAATGCTTCTGATCTTGTGAATTGGCGAAGCAGAAAAATCATGGGTCCGTCTGACCCGTACAACAATCGTGCTTCAGGCCCAGCTGTTCAAGAAGCGCATATGGTCACAATGATCAGGCGCAGATTGAAGCGTTCCGCTTTGCCAAATAACAATTCTTATTCTGGCAAAAACAATTTTTATTTTACCGATGCAGCAACGCCGTTAAGCAATCAGCCGGATTGGATGGGCTTTCTGCATCCGGGAATGTATTTCTGGACAAACAAAGATGTTCCGCAACCGTTTCTTGCGGTTGATTATTACGAAGATTCTGGCGCATCTCCGACAACAACAGATTCTTATTGCCAAAATTTTATTCCGTTTTGTACGCCAGTAAATACTTACTCAAGCGGTGGAACGCTGCTTGGCCAATATATTGGTTACACGGCGATATTTTATTTTGGCATGGGCTTTATCAAATACCCTATTCCGGGTTTCAAGCCGGAAGATTATTACAGTCCTTTGCCGATCAAGCCTGAAGTCACGACAACTTACCAATTTTTTTCCGTAGACACGCACATCTTTCTTGTTGCTTCTCCAGCATCTGGCCAAACTTTGAAATCGCCAAAAATAGGTTCAGCCCGTCATTGGGTGTACAATCGTGACGCAACGACATGGAATATTTGCGACCAATATATGTATATGCTTTGCGGAAGCATGACATCGAATTGGAAATGGAATATCGTTTTTCCTCACAACGGTGGCGGGAATGAAACGATACTTTTCAACTTGTCTAATCTTCGGGTATTCGTGACACCATGACCACATACAACCAAAATGTGGCATCTAATGTTTGTGGAACGATTCCTTCCACAATTCCAGTCAATATTGATTGCTCACTTTGCAACATTGGATTCCCACAAGCTGGTGGCCAAATTGGCATCACTTTTTACGGGCCAATTTGCGCTCCGTCTACAACGCCCAGCCCAAGCTATTGGTTGGGATTTGAAGAAAAAACAGCGCAATTCAAGTGCATCAACCCGGGTAATGATGCGGAACCAAACGCAAACAGGTGGCAAGCTGTTGGATATTTTGCAAGCGTTTCTGGCCCCGGTGGTTGCGCTCAACAATACAAATGGGTCGCTGTTCTTGACGCTTTGAATAACACACAAATTTCCGTAACGGTTACGGTTTATGTTTTGGTTCCAACCGTTGGCGGGAACACTTGGACAACTTATGTTTCTTGGTCTGAAACCCTGACAGAAACGCCAAGCGTTGATCCGACAAAATACCGTTCACGCAGCTTTCAATCGCCTGCATATTATTCAATTTCTGTCAATCAAATCGGTGGCAAAGGTGATCCGGTTTCTTACGCCAAAATGAATGTTGGAATGTTTTCAATGCGTGTCGGTTGCGGATCAACCGGAAACGCTGTTCCAGACATTTGCGGATTTTGGGACGGTTCTCAATGGCTGTCTTGTTTTCGTGGATTCATCAAATCCACAGGAAATTACAACATTCGTGGATTCACTCAATTCGGATTTAATTCGCTAACCTGTGCAGCAACTGATTCATGCGGTTGTGACACGATCACATTGACTAGCGTTACGCCACCAATTGGCACTTGCGTTTACAACACGGCAACATTCGCATCAACTTACGGGGTTCTTGGATTGCCCGGTGGAGTTGAAGCTATTGGGGCTGTTCAACAGGTTCAACACGCCCCATCCGTTGCCGGTATTGATGTGATCGTTAAACAAATAAATGGTGGGCCGATTTATATTTGCACCAATGACAATGGCGCTGGCTGGGTCATTACGGCTGCAAATGTGGCGAAAGCAAACAGCCCAAGAATTCTTACAGCAACACGAACGGGTTTTGATGTTTATCTATATGCTTTGAATTTCCCAAATTCAGAGTTGTTGCCTGAAGAGTGCTACACGCCAGTTTCAGAAGGTTCCTACCCTATATACGAATCACCGCCATCAAATTTTCACGAAAATCTAAACGAACCAGAAATCCCTGTACCCATCCCGCCACAAATTCAAAGAATGCGTCTTCCTTGCGTCCATTTGGGAAATCGCATTGAAGGTACAAACCGATCCGGTTGTGGCGCTTGCCACGAATATGAATGTGCTATTTTTGAAAGATGCCGGTTAGTTGATTTGTCGGGTGGCAGGCAATGTTTGACCTGTGAAAAATACTCCGGGGGAGAATGAATATGATTGGATTTTTGCTGCTGGTTTTCGGTCAGGATTTAAAGTTGCCAACGGAAGTTCGTGGCGAACCAAATCAATTCATCACAATCATCGGGGAAACTTCCGGCGAAATAGTTCGGTTCGTTTCTGTCGATCCCGGGCTATCCGTCTTCCCGGCTGAATTGTTGGCCAACAAAAAGGCGACTGTTGTCACAGGCCCAGCTGGCCGTTACAGAATCATCGCTTATACGGCGATAGGCAACAAACCAAGTGATCCATCAATGGTGACAGTAATCATCGGGAATGCACCAAATCCTGCGCCTAATCCCGTGATTCCTCCAAAGCCCGACCCGCTTGCTGCACTTGGGCAAACGCTTGCTGGAATTTATGGCGGTCTTCAGGAACCGGGCATGAATCAACAGGCAAAAATTTTGGCATCCATTTATCGTCAAGGAGCAACCGAATTGCCCCGCAATTCAACTGTTGCCGATGTTTACAACGGGCTTCAAGTTCAAGCTGCTGCCAAATTAAACCCGCAATCCATTGTGGAAATTCGCAGGGCAATTGCTGCTGATATGAAACAGCGTTTTGGCAACCGTGGCGATACGGTGTTAAGCGATGAATTAAGGACTTCGCTGTCTGATTATTTCAACGGTTTATCAGCAATTTTGGAGGGTTTGGCCAATGGATGAATTAACCGAATACGCTCAGGGTTGGGTTGATGATCCTGAAGCCGTGGCGCAAATTGCTTCTGATTTGGAATACCAATCATTTGGCGACACTCCGGCTGGCGGAATACCAGAAGCAGAATTGCCGAAAAATGTTTTCCTTTGGGATGCAGCCAAAAAGGTTCTTGGCAAATTGCTTCCACCAAGGAACCAAGGCAGGGTGGGCAGTTGTGTATCATTCGGCACAAATCGGGCTATCGAATACACCATGTTGAGCGAAATAGTTCGTGGCGATCAAGAAGAATATCGTGACATAGCGGAAGAAATAACCTACGGTGGTTCAAGAGTTGAAGTAGGTGGTGGCCGTCTTCGTGGCGATGGTTCAATTGGTGCATGGGCAGCAAAATTCGTGAATCAATGGGGCGTGGTTGATCGTGCCGTTTACGGTCAATTTGATTTGCGCCAATACGATGAAAAGCGTTGCCGTGAATATGGGGCGAGTGGTGTTCCAGCCGAATTAGAAACTGTCGCTAAGCGTTATCCAATCAAAACTACAACGCTGGTGAAAACAATCGAAGAAGCGAAGAAAGCATTGGCTCAAGGTTACGGCATTGCGGTTTGTTCTTCGCAAGGATTTTCGATGTCAAGAAACACATCGGGAATCGCTCAACCATCCGGCACTTGGAACCATTGTATGTGCGTGGCCGGATACGCTGAAATATCCGGCAAAATATATTATCGAATCGACAATTCGTGGGGAGCAAATGCCCACACGGGGCCAGTTGGTCCGGGTGATCCCGGGCCAGAAGGTTTTTATTGCGATGAAATCACATTCGCCAAAATGCTCAAGATGAATGACACTTGGGCATTTTCATCCGTGCAGGGATTCCCGGCAAAGGATTTCTGGTTTGTTTGATCGTGTCATTTATTCCATTAGAGGGTGGCCGAAGATTGTTCGGCTGATTCTAGCGTTTTCACGAAAGGGGCGCATGATGTTTCCGGTGCAAGCATTCACAATTGTTTTAGATTTTGCCAAAGGGAATCGTCCTTGGTCTGTCGATGTTTTCGAGGCGATTCTTGATTTGATGAAGTGGTGCTACCGTTCCATTTCCGGTTCGCCTCAAGTGGTTGGTGATTCCAAGCCGGAAATCACCGACCCGATTGATGCCCTTGAGCAACTTCAGATGGCATCCAATCCCAATGTGGCCACATTCAACCCGCTTCTGATTAGCTTTGTTCTTCAATTTTTGACCGGGTTGATTCTTGAAAAATTGAAGAAGTGATTAGCAAGCGCAAGCGATTGGCTGGAACAATCGCTTGCGCTGGTTTTATGTTTAGGGGGTTATTCATGGCAGAGGCAACGCTGGACTGGGGCAAGGTTCTTGAATACGGGATTGGTGCTGCCTCGCTGCTATGGATTGGCGTTTATGTGGTTGTTCCGCTTCGGGATCGCCATACAAAATTTTTGGATTCGGTTGAAGAAACAAATGACAAACTTGCTGGAACTATTGAAAAGCAAGCTGACATTTTAGCTGGTATGCAATCCGGCCTTGATCGCATGGCTGACAATCAAAAACAAATGGCTAACGAAGTTCAAAAGATGGCCGAGATTGTCGAAAAGCTGACCAATATTCAGCAGCACTTGAGGATGCCGTAAATGTCCCTACCCCTCCTCCACGCTGGACGCACAAATCCCGGCCTATCCGCTGCCCTTGATCTGCGTTTCGCCTTGGATAAGTCCTTGACCGCTTATCGTGGTCCTACGCCATCATTCTCCAGAGCATCCACCGGCAGCTACTTCGATGGGAGCGGGGTGCTGCGGTATGCTGCGCTGAATACTACGCTTTATTCTGAAGATTTTTCTAATGCTTATTGGATCAAGTCCAACGCAACAATTTCAACAAACCAAACAATAGCACCGGATGGAAAAAATACTGCCGACCTTCTGTATCCATCTTCAACAGGTGCTGCTCGTGGCATTTATTACGCATCACCACCAGCAAAAACAATTTCTCTTTATGCAAAATCATCTGGAAAAAACTGGATTGCCTTAACGGATTTTTCGGCAGCGACATCGGCATGGTTCAACCTGTCAAATGGAACTGTTGGGACAGTTGGTGCGGGATACACAGCAGCAATTCAAAATGCTGGGAATGGTTGGTATCGTTGCTCACTAACCAAGACAACTGACTTTTCGTATTTCCAGATTTATGGCACAGATTCTGATAATACTTTGACCGCTACGGTTAACGGAACAGACGGTGTATTTATTTGGGGAGCGCAAGCAGAAGCATCATCCACCGTTGGCACTTACTGCCCAACTACCTCATCAGCAAACTCCGCCCCCCGCTTCAATCACACCTACAACGGCACAAGCTGGGTATCTCGTGGTCTGCTGGTGGAGGAGCAGCGGACGAACAGTCTTTCAAATTCTGAAGACTTCACAGTGTGGGCCAGCGTTGGAAGCGGTCAAACAAATTCAAATGTTGCAACTGCTCCAAACGGAGCAACAACTGCTGACGAAATACAAGTGAATTCTGGATCAGCTTCTCCATATGAAATTTACAGATCATTTTCATACTCGTCAAATCCTTACTCAATTTCTGTCTATTCGAAATATGTGAATAATAGATGGATTACATTAGGAACAAATGCTCCGGGTGCTTGTGTTTATTTTGATATCCTAAATGGAATTGTTGGCACGGCGGGAACCGGACATTCTGGGGAAATTTCAAACTGTGGCAACGGGTGGTACAGACTAACGGTTAAGTTTACTGGCGGTAGTGCGGGAGTTTCTCCGTATATAGACATTTGCGTTGTTGATGGTAACGGAGTCAACTCATGCACTACAGGTGCCAAAGTTTTGCTTTGGGGCGCACAGATAGAACTTGGCGCATTTCCAACCAGCTACATCCCAACCACCTCCGCATCATCCACCCGCTCCGCAGATGTCTGCCAGATTACTGGATCAGACTTTTCAGGATTCTGGAATGGGACGGAGGGGAGTATTGCGGTTGAGTTTGACCGGCCAATGATTGGAACAGCGACTGGCGATTCAATGGCTTATTTAGCTGGTAACGCAGGAGTTTCAACCTATCAAATTGGAACTTATTTAACATCTGGAGACATTCACGCATTTGGATACAATTCGGCATCTATTTACGATTTTAATCATGGGGCGCAACAAGCTGGAGTTGCTTACAAGGTAGCAACGGCTTTCAAATCAAACGATTTTGCATCAAGCCTAAATGGTGCAACATCTTTGACAGATACATCTGGAAGCCTTGGAACTGGTGCTGATCGTTTACTAATCGGATTCATTGATTGGTCTACTGGCGCAAGATTAAACGGCCACATCGCCCGCCTGCGCTATTACCGCAAGCGTCTGCCGAATGCTACGCTGCAACTTCTCAGCGAACCTGATCCAACGCTCAATCTACAATTCGCCCTCAACAAGTCGCTTACTCCAGTCGCTGGTCCCGCGCCGTCATTCAGTAGGGCTTCTACTGGAACCTATTTCAATGCGTCTGGAGTCCTCACCAGCGCATCCATCAATACGCCTCGCTTCGACCATGCATTCTCCGGTGGCCAATGGGTCAGCAGGGGATTATTGCTGGAGGAGCAACGGACGAATATCTGCTTGCAAAGCAATACTTTTAACACGACTTGGTTAACATTGGACGGAACTGTCACAGCCAATGCAGCAACTTCACCAGATGGAACTAATAACGCATGGAAATTAAATGAGGCATCTGCAAATTCAGTCTCTCATGGTATTTACCAACCATTAACTATTGGTTCTGGAACTTATACTTGGTCTGTTTTTGCCAAAGCGGGTGAAAGAAATTGGCTTCAATTCCTCGCATACTCATCTTCGACCAATTATTTTACTTGGTTTAATTTAGCCAATGGTACTGTTGGAACAAATGCAGCCGGAACTACGGCAAGCATTCAGGATGTTGGAGGTGGCTGGTATCGCTGTTCAGTTTCCAGATCAACTTCGTCGGGAACCAGTTATGCTCAGATTTATGCTGCAAACGCAGACAATAATGGAGCATATGCTGGTGATCCAACAAAAGGCATCTACATTTACGGATGCCAAGTCGAGGCTGGCTCATTTCCCACCTCCTACATCGGAACGACCACT